TTTTCTTGAAGAATCATATTGAAGTCCAACAAACTCAAATGACATTCTCGGCAAACTAATTTGAGTTGCTTTGTTTAAATCTTCAACTTGCTCTAATCTTGCAAGAAATTTTTGTTGGGGTGCATATGCAAGAGGAACCTTTACAGTACTTACTGTATTATTTGAAGAATCTGTAGTTTTTATTGCAATTCCATTAAAAAGAGTACCAAAACCAATAACGGTTTTGCGTAAAATTTCGTGGTAAAAATATTCAAACATGGTAATAGATTAAACTCTTCCAAATGGGTTTCTTTCTGTAAAGTCGAGAATGTCATCAGCTTCTGATTGAATGACATCATTTTCATCATATGCTTCAACTACATTAAATTCGTCATCAGAAATTAATGGATTTGTAGTAATAGTATTTAGGATTACAATTTTGTGCTGTGCTCCAGATGTTTCTCCAGTAATTGTTTCGTTATGTAAAAATTCACCACTAATATTAGATAATTGAAGTTCTTTGTCACTTGCATTCCAATCTTTAACTCTTGCTTTTGATCCAGAAGAACTTCCAGTAACAATCTCATTAAATACGAAGTTTCCAGAACCAATTTGATTTGGTTGCGTAAAAGTAATAGATGGTGCTGCTGTATATCCTGAACCAGGATTTGTAATTCTTACCGCAGAAATTGTATTATTGTCTGCAGTAGTTGCTCTACCAGTTGCTGTAGTTCCTCCAGAAACAGGACTTGAAAATGTAACTATAGGTTCTTCAAGATAGTTTGAACCTACACTTGTAAGTGTAACAATGCCAATAGCACCAGTAGTTACAATACCAACTGTTGCTGCTGCCCCAGTTCCAGTCGTATTTCCTGCAAATGTTACTAATGGGGCAACTGTATAACCAGAACCAGGATTAGTAAGCTCTACTCCTTGTATAGTTAAGAATGGGTCACCACCAGATCCTACTGTTGTTCTTCCTGTAACAACACCTACAGCATTGACTCCTCCAGAAGGTGCTGTTGAAATTCCTAGAGTTACAGGAGCATTATAACCATAACCAGTATTAGAGATTGTGAATAGACTTAGAGCACCATCAACTATACCAGTGTATGCTGATGCAGTCTCACCAATACCAGAGACTGTATATGTCCTAATATAACCAATTTCTCGAACTTGGGTATCGATTTCATCCACACCAGTATCAATAACTTCAGAACCATATCTGAAGAGTTCACATCTTAATTCATAGATATAGTTTTTCTGTAGTTGATAAAAAGGTTGTTCATGTTCAACAAACTTAATTTCAAATAATCTTTGACCCAATGGGAAATAAATTAAATCACCTTCTTTGGGTCGTGTTGATAACTCTATATTTGGAAGATCTTTGATGAGAGGTGTGATATAGTTCTCATATCTATCTTTTGATATAATAAGAGTTAAATCATCTACATCTTGAATACCAAATTTTGATAGTAAAGTTCCCTGACCATCATACCCATCAAAGTTGTTAACATATGCTTCGATTGGATATGCATTATTAAATTCTGATTGAATAACCTCTTCAATAACAGTATTTTTTGTAAGATATTTTCTTGGAATATAATAGACCTCAACACCATACATTCTCAACTGCTCGTTGATAAGATCTTGTACTAGATTCTGCTCACTTCGTGAACCTTGTTGGAAAAATGGATTTAGCATTGTATCAACCGATCATGTCTAGTGGTGGAAGTTCATAAGTAGATGACATCTTGTCTCTAATTCTTTCTAATTCTCTTTCAGCATCGTCAAACATTTGACGACCATTAAGTTCTACACCACCAGGAAGTTTTACTCCTTGGAACTTCATGAGGTTCTGACCCCATTGCCTCTTTACAAGGGCAGTCAGATACATCTTAAGGAACGAATCGTTCCAAACTTTATTGAATTCACTGGGATCAAGTAATCTCCAACAATCAATAATTAAATAATCATCCTTAATAGTAGTACCCCAATCCATGTCAATGTAAAGACGATCTTGTCTTTGATTAAATCTAAAATGCTTAAGTGGATTTAGTAGGAAGTCAATATCGGAAAGTTTTGACTGGACCATAGAATATTGTAAAAGATCAATAGAATCCCAATTATAAAAGTCATTCAAGAACAACTGATACTTCACACTAAACATCGATCCACTAGTTGCAGATGATGATTGAAGTCTGAAGATTTTATTTACTCCAGTGACGGCACTTGGAACTGGTAGATAATTACCATTTTCTTCATAGGAGAATGATGATGTTGACCCGACTGCTTCATTTACTGTTTCGGTTGTAATACCTGATATTGCAGTACCACCTCTAGATCTTCCCCTATCAATATCATCTTGCGTTATTTTATACTTCAAATATGTCCTAATTACACCGTCAAAGTGTCTCTCATGAAAATATTGCAAAGCATCATCAACTAGATCATCAATTTGCTCATCAGCAACATTGATTTCTAGAACAGGAGCACCTAATTGTCTCTTGACATAATTAATTAGATCTTGTCTAGATGATGGTTGTGCCATTTTATTACAGTTTAAAATTATTTAGGGTGCAGAAGAAATGCCACTTGTAACAAGTAAGTTTCCATCTGCAATTTTATATACAGTTGTTCCAGAACTGACTAAAACATCATAATAATATCTTCCTTGAGTAAGTGATCTGGTCTCGGTCGCACCCATTGCAATTTTAAATTGTCCGTTTGATGCACTTACAAAACTAAAATCAAATGTTCCGTGAGCATACATTGAAGACCCAATAGAAACACTTTTTGTCATTTGTGATGATCCAGACCAATCACTAAAGTCAACTGCAGATCCATATTGATCTACAGTTGTGAAATTGACTTCAAAATTAGATCCAGAAAAAAGACTCAGGTTTACACCATAAGGAACACCTGAACTTGGATTAAAAGTTATTCTTTGGTTAGACATTTGAGTAGATCCTTAATTTCTTGGAGATCATCTTTTAGTGATTTGACATCATCTTCAATTTTTTTCACCCTATCAGTATCTTTTTTGCGATACTTCAAGGAATTTATATAGTTTTTATATTCAGTTATATTAGTATTTACAATTGCATTTGTTTCAGAATCTCTGAATAAATTTGTATGATTTTCTACTTTAATTTTCATATCAAGCAAATGCGATGGATCTTAGATCACGGATTCTTGGTGGATAACATTGATTTGTGGAGGTTGCCACTAACTTAATGCTAAAGTATTTGAATGATGGTAGATCTTCAATAGTAAACTCATAATCTTTAAATGTCAATGCTGTAGATTCAAATCCTTTGTTATCGGTTGGTGATACGACAGAATCAGATCTTCCATCATTATCATTAGGATCAATAATTTGCCCATCTTCCTGTAGGTTATTATAGCCAGGGAATGGATAATAAATTAGTTCCTCTGATGGTTCATTAGTAATTGCATAGAATGCACGAATATCAGCAAAATTATTAATATATGCTGCCAGAACAACTCTTAGATTATTTGCTGGAATTTCTAATCCAATTGGTTTAGTTGCATATATGAATGCTGAAGGATCATTCTTCAGTGTTGAGGTTCTTTGATCATTTGCATAATTTGAAATTGCACTGTTAACTCTATTTGAAACAAAGATAATACCAGTTCTATCCAAGTCAATAACAGGAGATACTCTTGGATCATAAGATCTCATGTTAATCTCAATCTCAAGTGATTTATTACCTGGAAGATTGCCTAATAGATTGTCAGAATTGACTTTAGATGCAATCAATCTTGGAGTGTCAAAATAATTATCACTATCAAGACTAATGCTGCTATAACCTGCGTCTTCAAAGGAAACTTCATTTCCATTTATACTTGTTGCAGTTAGAGTTCTTGCTCTTGCATCTATACCAGTTTTCTGGAGAACTATATGCTGAATCATCGGTTTCATAATTTCATATTGAATATTCTGAGTAGCAGTAATATTTGATCCACCAGTAGATTTGGTTTCATTTAGATATAAGGTTGATAGTGAGGATGAATTAGATCTATCAACACCATCTGACGAATTATCAATCTTAATTGTGTAATGATCTAAACCAACTGCGTCACTAACAGTAGCATCTTGAAGTTGATGCTCTTTATTAATTCTTCTGAGAGAAACACCAGAATTTTCATACTTATAGGCAAGATTATCAGTCTCATAAGAACCAACGAAAGTAGAATCAATTCCTCTAGTAACGTCTGTTAATGTATTTCCAACAACTCCTTCATAGGAAATAATTTCATCTCCTAGTTGGATGTAACCTGGATTAGTAGTTCCAACTCCAACACCTTCAAAAGTTTCAAATATTGATGAATTAGAAACAACAATATCTTCAGTTGAAGTCCTACTATAGTCACTTGAAAGTTTGGCAGGTTGTAAATCAGATAATACATCATTGATAATTACATTATTTGTCAACGCGTGCATACCATGATTTAGATGATTGATCTTAATATGTAAACCATCGGTGATTACTCTTGGTGAAGAATCTAGTGTGACAGATGCATTATTGCTAAATTCTGAAGTAATACCTGAAGAATTGATATATCTTAGTGTTTTTCCAGATCCAACATTAAAGTCACCCTGAACTTGATCAAGAAGTAATTCGTTAATACCAAAGACTTCAGATACTGATAGTTGTAGATTTCTACCTATACCATCACCTACTGATGCTGTAACAATATCACCAACTTTGAATCCATTTCCACCCGATAGAATTGTTGCTCCAATTGCAACTCCATTCTCAACAAAGATATTTGCAGTAGCGTTCTCTCCTCTTCCAGTTAAACTTTCTAAGGTAGCACCGTCATATTGATAAGTTCCTGCTGAAGGAGTTAGTCCTAAACCAGCATTAACAATTGACATTGTGCCAGTAGCAATACCAAGACCCATTACATAATTACCAGAGGCATTTGAATCATCTTGAATTACTGTATTTCCTGGAACAATTTCAGTTCCCCATGAAACCGCAGTTGTTCCAAGTCCAACAATAATTCTTCTTGACCCAATATCTAAAGAATCTTTCTTTAGAACTGGAATATGCGAATTACCAATGTTAAGATCTGGATTAAATAAACTAATTGTTCCTTCTTCAACAAAGTTTGCTCTATAAAGATCAAACTTCAAATCTTCATACTGACTTGGTGTCCAAGTTGAAGTATTTTGCGACTTGAATAGTGAACCGAGATCAGATTGCTTTGTGATAGGAACTTGCTCAGATTCTGGAAGTGCTAGATTAGCAACATCTACCTCACCAAGTCTAGATACCCATAGATTGAATCCAGTAGTATTGGATCCTACAACAATACAGTGCTCTTTATTGCCTTCAAGGTATACTGGTGCTGGGAAAGATACATTTGTTGTAACACTAGCATCATCAGATACTTTTACATCAGTATCTTTTAGAACAACGTGAGAAAGTGGATAAATTTCGGTTGCAGAAGGAAGACCATTTACCATTGGTCTCAGTTCAACGAAACAAGTTTCATTTGCACCAGCACTTTGGAAGTATAGATCGACACCAGTAATAAATGCTCCTGTACTATCTTCTGAATTACCAACGAAGAAAGATTGTGCAATAGGGTCTCTTCTTCTTTGTGGTTGTGCATTAGTAATGCGATTAGTTACATTACTAATATTAGTGACATTTGTAACTCTGTTTACGTTAGTAACGTTTTGTGTTACATTAGTAATATTAGTGACATTTGTAACACGTCTTGCATTTGCAATGGCAACTCTCTGACGATTAAGTTCGTTTTGAACTGCCCGATCTCTTCTTTCAAGTGAATTAATTCTATTACCCTGTTCATCAAGTCTATTGCCTAAATCATCAACAGCATTTTCAAGATTATCTACTCTTCCTGGAAGTTCTAGGAGTTCTTCTGGTAGAGTAATATCAGGTACTGTTAGATCAACACTTGTATTCAGATCAATAACACTTTCAGAGGTTTCTGATATATTTCTACTCTGAGAGGTAAATCCATTTGTTACTTCTACATTACGTGTAGAAATGATAGTTCCTTGAACCTGAGCAATGTTGCCAGAGGAGAAGAATGATTTTTCAGCACCAGTAGTTTGTATTCCTTCTGGAAGATTTAAACTGGAAGTATCAATAAGTTTGAATGTTGACTCACCACTTCTGAACTTAGGAGTAGTTGGTGCATTTGGATTAGGAATATAGAAAGAAGCAACTAAAGAACCAGTCTCATCAGAAATTAATCTAAGATTCTTAACCCTTGCTCTTGCCCCACTAGTTCTACCTTCAAGAATCATTCCTGTTTCGATATAACCATAATACTGGCCTTGAGTCTGAATACTTAGTGATGCAGTATCAACATTAAGAATTGTGGATGAAGTAGAATAGCTAGTTGCCATTGCTTCAGTTGTATATGGATTGGTCTTGTAAGTATCAGTAGGATTTGTGAATGGACCAGTTCTATGATTGACTTGTGCAGATCTAAATCTAATATATGGAGCATCTCCATTAATTGATGGTCTAACAGTTCCACCACCAATCAGTTCACCCTCACTAAAGGTTCCTGAAATCATTTCGATTTCAATAAGTTTTGGAACACAATACTTAGTTATTGCAACAGAATCGAAGAATGCGTATAATTGAGTATTTGGTTTTAGTTCTTTGGAAGAAACCTCAAGGTTTCTAGATCTCATGAATGAGGTTACATTCAATGATGCAATTTTGTCACCTAGATTAATTCTATTGCCTGGAACTGTTTGTATTCTTGTAGATAGACCAGCTTGAGTTGCTGTTCCAGATCTAGTTGTTTCTCTAACAATAATGCTAGTATCAACTGTAGCACTACCCCTGGTTCTTAAATTGGTTGCTGGAGATGATGATGTATCACTAGACTGAAGAGTTCTATCTCTAACAGTTCTTCCAGTCCATTCTTCATTCCAACCACCCCAAAGAATTGGAGACCATCCTGCCTGAGGATCTAGATCTTCAGCAGTTGCATCAACATTGGTTACATTATATCCTCCAATCAATCCTTCAACTGTTTGTGTTTCAATTCTGGACTGTTCAATCCATACATCAGATGATGGATTAAGTGCGATTACACCAGTGTAGAAAGTTACAAAATAAGGTGCAGCATTTACAATTCTAGTGGCATTTTGTTGAGAAGTTAGAAGAGTCTCAGTATAATCGAGAGTTAGTAGACCCATTCCTTGGTTATCATCAGATCCATAAAGATTTAAAGTTGATCTTCTAACATTATTGCCAATAAGATCATTGACATATGTTGGATCAGCAGTTGAATCTAGAGATCCTTGAACACCAGTAAGTGCAGTAGATCCCAATAGCATATCCAATTCTGTAGTATAAGATGATGCTCTCATCTCATTATTATTTGGATCAATGCTATTTTTTGGACCAACTTTGATTTGGTTATTTGTAGTTGTGAAGTTATCTACAAAGAAACCAGACTTAAATCTATCGTTCCCTTGAGAATCTTTAATCTCTAAATTGGAGGTATTTGCTTCAAGCAAAGATAGGGAAGTGTAATACTCTAGATTCTTAATTCTATCTTCCAATCCAGCGATATCTTTCATCTGATATCTCTTGTGAGATATTAGATTAATTTTTGCATTAGAAGTAGATCTTAAGTATGCAGGTAAACTAACGACACCAATTTCTAAAGCATCATTTAATGGTAGTGGTGGTTCTGGATTTTCTGCAGAAACCCCATTTAAGATTTGAACAGTTTTCTGTTTAGTTAAGTAAATCCTATCAATTCTTGGTAGATAGATTGAATAATCTAATTTTATATCTTCGTCACTTGCTAAAACATCAATATTATTATTTTGAGTTGTCTCAAAACTTCTTCCTAAGAATTCAAATGGAGATCTAGATCCTTCTGATACAGTATAAGGTTTTACTCTTGGTCTAATATCAATCAGATCTGAATGCCTATAACCATTTGTGGAAGAAATATCATTATAATTAAACTTTTGATAGGAACTTACGTCTAATAAACTACCAGTATCTGTTGCGTCAATAGATGCTTGCTCATAGACAACTAGAATACGTTTCGTTGGAGATTCTGTATTTGATTTCCTAGAAATTCTAGAGTAGTCATAAATTGTATTACGTAAACCTTTGTTAAGTGTATATCTACCAATAATATTATTATCCCCTTCAGTAAGTGAATCTACAGTTGCAGTAATTCCAGATTCTTTAAATGTTAGGGTTTCTCCAGATGCAAATTTTTTGTCATTAAGTGGGACAATCTCTGTTACTGTTGAAGATACTTTTGTAACTAAAATACCAATTGCATTGCTAGTTTCACCAAAAATTTCTTCCCCATATAGAGCATCATTAACACTAGAATTTAAACTACTAATATTTGATACAACTAATCTTGGAAGAGAAGGGTCACCAATTGTAGATGACTCATATACAGCATGTATTTTTGTTACATCAGGATCTAACAAACAAATGGCATCATCTTGAATTCTAGTTCCATATGGATAATTTCCATATGATAATCCATCATTTAATGTTGTTGCACCAATACCTGATCCTTCAAGATTTGATTTATTTACAATAACAGTCTTAACTCTATTTTTAGTCTTGGTGATAGACTTAATTGATGCTTTTTTTAGTGTTACAACTAAAGTAGCACTTCCTGTTGTTGAAAGACCTTTAATGATAAGTTCTCTGCCACCACTAGTAATAGTAAACTTATCAGATGTCAATACTTCAGTACCACCATCTTTATTTGTTACAATATACCTTTCTTCGTCAAAAGGTAAAAAAGTTTCACCAGTATTTAAATCTTGAGGTAAGATTGTAATTCTTCCACCTGTTGGATCACTGACAATTGATGTATTAAATGACCTTCTGATAGTAATGCTAGAATCAAGTAGTTTTACATCAGAAACATTTGCTTTTGGTAGTGGTGTATACAGAGTATTGTCTTCAGATGCTTGAAGTACTGTAGATACTATATTTACATCAATTAAATCAATCTGACTTGCGGGTAATGTACCAACACAAATTCCACTAACTGATTGAACTGCTTCTAATCCAATAGAAGTTGAAGCTACAGAAACTACTCTAGAAATATTAGGTAGTGATTGTGATGCTTGATTATACCTAACAAGATCACCTAGATTAAAGTTTTTAGTGAAATCACGATCTGCTTGAGTTACAAAACCGAATGAATCAATAGTACAGGGGCCAAGTTCTAAAACAGTTGTTTGCTTAACATCTCCAGAGAAAGTTGTAACACCAATTTCTCCAAAAATAGATTTGGCATTAGAAATTCCATAACTTGTTACAGATGTTGCAACTCTATCACTATCATTACCATCAAAGACAAGTTCCTCACCCTTAATAAAGTTTCCTCTGACGTTATATGCAGTTAGAATACCCGAATTAGAAACATCATATCTTAAAAATCCAACAGCACCACTTGATTTTCCTTTGATAAATGTTGGGATTTGTACAGATTCAATACTCTCGTTTACAATAATATCTGTGAAAGGTTGAACATCGAATAGTGATAAGTCCCAAGTGTTTAAATCTGAATTTGATGCATCATAAGATCCACTTTCAAGAGCAAAATCATATACACGTGCCAGTCCGATCTCTTTACCTGAAGCAATTGTAGATGATGATCCTACTCTTTCATCTCTAAGTGAAACAGTATATGAAGTTGAAAACCCAATCTTTGGTGTTCCATAAACACGATTAAGTGACAAGGTTGATCCAGTTAAATAACTTATTGCTTGTGACTTAAACTCTTTTTTATCTCTTGGTTTTTTGAAATCTATAAACAGATTGGAAGGAATATCTACTTCATATCCTCTAACATATGCCTTACCAGATGATAACTTATACACACCCAGATCATCACTTGGAGCATTTCCAGATGATGTCAGATCATTACTTGCGTAAACACCATTATTTCCTTTATAATCATTTAAAGAATTCTTTAGTTCTAATGAAAATGGTTTGACATAATAATCACCACTTTCCTCAAAAGTTCTTCTTGCAAATTCATCCGCAAGAACATTATACTCTGGATTATCAATCTTTGAAGACTCTACGATACCATTTCTAATCTTTGCTAACTCCACAAAGTCCTGTGGAGTAACTTCACCAGTTTTTATATGAACCAGAGATGCCTCAATTTTTAATCTATCAGCTCCAGTAGCTGCATAATTTACAAATCCTTGAGAGTTGTCATATAAAGAAACATCATCATAGGCATCTACAAATGTTTCACTAACTTGGAATCCTAGAGTAAACGTAGGATTTGAATCTTCTACACTTATAACTAGAGTTTGATCACTTACATTTACAAAAAATCCTCTCAGATAGAAAACACCATCTGATAATTTTGCAAGACATCCATTACTATTTTGCCTTATAGTAGCAATAGTATCACCTGCATTAAATGTGGTGATTTGTGCATCAGTTAAGTTCAATGCTTTTTCAATTGCTAAGTCTTCACCAGCATTAAAAAGTTTAGTCTGACTATCATTTCCTGATGATAATACATTTACAAAAATATTATATCCACTTACTACTTCTACCTTAGCTCTAATTCCAGTATCTTGTCCAACAATAACTTTACCGACAAGAGAACTTAAATACTGAGAGACATCAATTCCATTATAAATTTCTTCAAGTTGCAAATTGTATGCTTGGTCAATAACCTTAAGTGCTCCAGGTATTACGACAGAACCTTCTTTAAAAGTATGATTGCCAAATTCTTCAATCTGATTTTGAATAATAGATTGTATTGTAGTTAATTCTCTAGCCTGGACTGGTTGACCTGGCTTGAATAATACCTTATAAAAAGATTTTGATCGATCAAAATCATCAAAATAGGGGAAAGTATTGAGATTAGTTGACTGGGGCATAATTCTTAGAACTGCAGTACAATTTTGATGTCTTCTCTTTGATTTTGAGACCTAGTGATTGAAGGTCTATTATCAATATAAACTAAATTCCCAGAGTACTTTTGAACTTCTGGTTCAGATACGCCATTATTGAACGTTTGTCCAAGATAGTAGTTTAGATTATTTATCACCAATACATCACCGTCAAAAGTGTTATCAATTTTTAAAGTTTGATTTGAACCAGTAATATTTAATGAACCACCAGATCCAATATCTGATATAAATTCAACGAGTTTATTGCCATAAGATCCTTCAATAGATTGTTCTAAATCGTAATTAAAACCAAACAAAGATCTATCTTGCCAATATTTTAGAACTCCAGTATTTTTATTATATGAAACAACTCTTCCAATTGCAGTAGTACCTGTTGATACTGTTTGAGTAATAGTTGCATTGGGTGAAAAAATTGCACTCTTATAATCATTGGGTGCATTAACACCAGTTAGTTTGAGTGCATATAACGCACTTACTTGATTTGTCTGCAATAATTCATTGGATTCAAATGCCAAAGGATTTCCAACTATTCCTATTCTTGAAATTTTGTTTCCAACAATAAAATCAGGATTTGTTGCATCTGTTTTAATTTGAGAATATACTAATACTTTAGTGCAACCCAACTCTCTATAAATGTTATAACCGTGACCATCTTTTGGTGGAATTATAATTTTAAATTGTGGAATTGTGGTGTAATCCTGAGGGAAGTTTCCAGTTGTTATATCAATATGACCATAGGTATATCCAGAACCTCCATTTGAAATAACTACAGAGTCTACTTTTGATTGATTGTCAACAACAATAGTTGCTTTTCCTCCAGTTCCATCACCAATGATATCGCAAGTATATACTTGGTTTGGTGGTCCGACAGCAACTCCTCTTGCAACTATATTTGCAATTTTTAGTTGACCACTATTTTTTGCATTTAGTCTAACAGATTGATAAGATTCTTCAGTTTCCCAGTCAGTAGGAACAGTAATGTAATTTAGAGTATCAAACTTTACAATATCATTTGGGTTGATAGTGAATAGATATTTCCAAATATATCCATCACCACTTGTTCCAGCACTTCTTGGTTCTAGATCAATAAATCTGGGTTCATCTAGGGAAGGTCTTCCATTAGGGTTTTCTGGATCAGTACCATTTTGTAAGCAAATATAAACTCTAAAATCTCTATTAACAATATAATAATTTGCGGAATATAATGATGTTGATAGAGAAGGTTGTGAAACACTATCTCTATTAATATCATGTCTATACATGTCATATGTTAGACCAGATGACCATGTATTCTTTTTGATGGCAAATCTAACGTCATCTGTAGAAACTTTTTTTAGTCCAATTATAGTATCCCAATTATGTGTTTCTTCAGAGAAACTATCTTTAGGTGATGGTGGTGATTCATCCCAAGTCGAACTATAGTCTTCTGAATTTGTTAAACCAACAAAACTATAGTAAGAATTACTACTAGAAGTAATTTCATTTACGAAATTTTTAGCATTTAATATTCTAAGTTGATCCGTTACAATTGCAGACATGACTTTTTTTATCTATTTATTAGATTATTGGATGAGTTAAGAAACTCTATGAACCGTAGAAGCATTAATAGTAACTGCGTTACCCAATTCTGTTCCAGTAATACCAATTTGAGACTGATCTCCCTGATAACGCATCTCAATAGTTGTAGCAGCACTAGGAACAAGACCAAATGATCCCGCATTAATACCTGTTGCGATTCCAACTGCACCAGTAAATGCTACATTTGCAATCGCACCTCCAGTTTTTGAAGTATATGGAAGACCACCAACAATCACTGTACTTCCATTTGCTGTTCCACCATTAACAGTTAGAATGATGTGAGCAAACAACAAATCACCAATTCTTGTATAATAACCACTCTGTGCAGAATATGTTGGGCTAGTAATACCTTGAGTAACTATAGGAGTAAATGTTCCCTCCTCATAGTTATCAAGGAGTTCGGAAGTCGCAGTTCCACTACCATCTGTAGTGGCAGAGAAGTCAATGCCTTGGCCTGCTGTTGCAATAACTAAATCACCAGATGTAATAGTTGCATCACCAGTAATACCTACACTATCAAGTTGTGTAGTACCATCAATATCTAAATTTCCATCAACCCAAAGATTCTTAGAAATACCAACACCACCAGCAACCTTTAAAGCACCAGTGGTTGGACTTGTTGATTGTGTCCCATCTTCAATGTCAACATCACCACTAATATCAACTGCATCATTAATATCTACTATACCACCAGTAGAATCTAATGTAAGGTTGCCTGATGTAGTATCAACGGTATTAGCATCAATTCTAATATTATCAACTTCTAGTTTACCTGTAACGGTTACTGCCCCTGAAACATTTACATCATCAAGATCAGTTTGACCATCTACATCCAAAGCAACACCAACTGCTAAAGTGGTGCCATTAAAGGTGAGATTTAGATCATCCTCAAGAGAACCACTAGAACCTACAATAACAACACGATTATTTGTTAAGTCAGTAACTGATGCGGATGAAAGGTTAACCTCACCTCCACTGATATCTGCACCACCATTAACATCTAGTTTTCCAACAATGGTTGCAGCAGCAGATACATTAACAAAATCTAACTCAGTGTGACCATCAACATCTAGATCTCCATTTGCATCTATATTTGCATTAACAGTAAGGAGTTCATCAATAGTGGTTGTGTCTAATGTTGTAGTGCCATCAACATCAAGACCAGCATTGAGATCAGTATTACCTGTAACGGTTACTGCTCCTGAAACATTTACATCATCAAGATCAGCCCAACCATCTACAACGAGATTTGTAGATATATCAACAGATGCATTGATATCAACATTATTATTAAATGTAGATAATCCTGCAACTTGAAGACGTGAGTTTAAGAATGTGGCACCATTTACAAATGTGGCATCATAAAATGTTGAAACACCTGTTACAGTAATTCCAGATCCTAAAACTACAATTCCATCCCTAGCAGTAACAACGCCAATAGAATCAACATTAGTTACATCTTCATAAGTAAGAACTCCAGTGACGGTAAGATCACCACCGACATCTAAATTTCCACTAATATCCCCATTTCCATTAAGATCTAATCCAGTAGCAGTAACAACTCCTACAGTTAAGTTTGGATTTCCAGATAATAACGTGGTTCCATCACCTAAAGTATTATAAACTTCTAAGAAGTTATCATTGACTTTGATGGCACCAGCAAGAAGTGAAT